TACAACGAAGTTTGAAGTACCTGCACCGCCAGCGCGGGAGCCTTGGTCTAGGTAGCGAATTCCGGGGATGCCAAGCTCTTTCAATGTTTCTGCAGCTTGCTTAGAAAGTCCAGCCTCTGCGCTCCTGTCTCCGCTACTTATTGCGTGGTAAAGCGCATTCCCATCGTATCTATCTATGCGGTGCGGCCTCAGGGCGTCAATCATCCCAGAATACTTTTTCCGTTCTGCCATCAACGTATTGTATTTGGCGACGTTTTCCACGGTATCAGGAAGAGAATTCGCAAGTCTTGTTATTTCATCATACTTTGATTTTCCGCGCGTCAATGCATCCACAATATGGGCCTGCTGACTCAGCGGCTTGTCCCAGTCCAGCATCTTTGCTATCTGCTCGTCGGGGAGGTCTACTTTGTAGAGGGAGCCATCGCCCGTATATTGAACAGGCTTGCTGGACAAAGCGCCGTTTAGTTCCGAGTACCCGGCAACCTTTTGTTTTGCATAATCGCGGAACGGATAGGAAGCATCATTGGCAAGTTCAGACCACCTAGCCAGACTCTTAGCGGCATGTTCCCTTACTGCGTCCTGCCCATTTCTAGCCGCATCAATTAGCGCCGCGTCCATATCTACGTTGAAGTCTGTGATTTTTCTATCTCCAACCATCACCATGTCCATCTTTGTATTTAGGTCTGTTGCTTTCTTGTCTTTTGCAAGCGCCGTCTGATAGCTTTTTGCCGTTGCAGGATTCTCAGCCAAGTAAAGCCCATGCCCGTAAGCCTGCGCCCCCTCGCCCGTCCCAATCTTGCTTGAGTCAAACTCACCTAACGGGTTTTTGGCAGTCGGCGGGAAACGATGCGGGGAGCCGTGGTAGACATCCATCGGCAAGATGCCGCCAGATTTCACCATGTAGTTCTCAAGCCCACGCGCCAGTTCCGGCCCCGCATACTTGCCAGCAGCTACAGCACTTCGAGCAGCGGGCGCAATCATCGGCTGCACGTTCATCGGGTCGCCCAGCAGTTGCCCAGCGAATTGTTGCTGCGGATCTCCCATCGGTCGGAAGTTCTCGCCGCTGCTGACCCCTTCTTCTCTGGGCGCAGTCATCGGCCCCTTGAACGGGATGCCCATGCCCTTCAGCGCAGCCGCGTTACTTGGCGCTGCCGCTTCGCCATAAGAGCGCAACAAGTCACCAATTGCGCCGCCGGTAGAGAACGTCTGCATCGCATTGTTGATAATGGGCTGCACCCGTCTTTCGTAGGCATCCTTCAACCCTGCAAGGCTGCGAAAGCTCTCCAGCGGATCGGCAGGCTTTTGCTCTTGCAAATAGTTAAGGGCCGCAGCTATGCGGTCAGCATCAGCCATTATTTATTCCTGCTAGAGATGGCTGCGGATTTGCTCTTTGCGTCTTCTTTACTGCTTGCGCCCCATGCTCTCAGCGCTAACGCTAAACGGGTCGGATCGCCATTCGGCTTCTGCATCGGCCCAGGCATATTGCCCATCCTCGCTAGAAACGAAGCGCGGCGCGGGTTATCGCCAGCCTTCACGGGAGCCTTTAGCGTACCGCCGGTCTCGGCTTTGTAAGACGCTCGGCCCTTGGCGTTCAGCCCGCCCGCAGGGTTCTTGCCTTCTTTGCGTGTCCAGGCTGCGCTCATTTTGTGAATATCACATCCCTGTTGACCCGGTCAGCAATCCTGTAGCCCATGCTATCTGGGACAGCCCATCCGCTACGATATTGCATAGGCCACCCGAGTTTGCTCCCAAGGCCGAGGCTTGCCGTGAAACGCCACGATCTTGTCATTGGGCTTTAGGCCAACAGTTAGAACATCAGCCTTAAACGACACGATGCCTTGCGTGATGTCCTGCCAGTAAGTAACGTTTTTATCCCGCAGCGCCCATTCGATGTATATCTGATCCCCGCCGTCACAGTATCGATCACCGTCAAGGAACTGGTCGTAAAGCTCAATGTGCGGTTTCGACCAGTACATGAGGCTCGACTGCATAGCGTTCGGGTTTGTCTTACCCCGATAGAAATCGCGCAGAATGACGAAATCGTGGCCCTTGGCTGCGTCAAGGATCTCAAGGCAGTCACCCACCAGAATTGTGTCCAGGTCCATGTACAACGCGCTGGGCAGGCGGAATAACTCGACCTTCGACCACCAGCCAGCCCAATCGTTGACCAGCGGGATCGTCGCGCAGTCCAGATCCATGTCGGTGAGGCAGACGAAATCCTCGCCGGGTAGGAATTTGGCACATTGAGCCTGCAGCGCGTAAACGTGCTTCGGCTCGTAGTCGCCACCAGACTTTAGGACGCAGGCAATCACACGCTGAATATCCCGACAGCCATCACCTCGACACCCGCGCCGGTCGTGACTTTCCACGCGCCATCAGCCGATACAGCATTGACCTCGACGTTATATACGCCAATGCCTGAGCCGGGGCTTGCGGGACAGACCGTATGCGTCAGGATGCCCGTGCCAGAGCCGTCAACGAGAACAACGTTGCCCGTGGCTGCCGTGCTGACCGTGCAGATCAGCCTGTGGATGTAGTCGCCCTTTGCGCCCGTTGTGCCAAGTACTTGCGCGGTTGCGCTGGCTGCAACGTGCTCATATTGATATCGGTACGGATACGAAACGCCGCTCATAGTCGCTTCCTTTGATTAGATTGCTGATGGGTCGCCCACATATCGTTCAGGGTCACTTCGTTTTCAGGGCCGACGATAAGGGGCTTGATCCTGTCGGGTGCTTTCGTTGCAGGCTCTTTGCGCCAGACGATTGAGAGCATCCGTAGGGCATCTGCCGGATGGCTCGTCCAATCGTGTCTTGGGGTTTGCCGGAACGCTTTCTTGTCTTCGTCGTACTCTCGCTGGTACTGGCGCAGAGCTTCCATGCCCTCGTCGCACTTCTCAGCGTCGAACCATGTCATCGGCAGCATCTGGCGCACGGCTTGAATGCCGTCCTGAACGCTTAAATCGGGGACGATGGCAAGGTTGTTTATGCCCAAGTGTTCAGCCATCTGCTCGATGATCGACTTACCGCCCGAGGCTAGGGTTTTGGCTCTGGCATCATGCGGGAGATAATGCTTGCCGTATCGGTAGGTCTTCGCTTTAATGACTGCGGCGAGTTCGTTGATGTTTGCACCGCTGACGGCGTAATAATCGATAACGTGGATCTCACCCCGGATCACTTGGTAGAACCAGATCGCGGTATCGTCGCGGTATCCCAAATCCCAGGCGGTGTGCACAAGCACTTCAGGCTGATAGTCCACTTGGGTGATGCGGCCTTCTTCTGCGGCCTCGCGCATCTCTGTACCGTAAAACGCGCCAAGGATTGCGGCCTCGAAGCTGCATTCGTACTCTTGATCGTACTGATCCTTGGAAAGCTGCGCCTTCGCTGCTGCTAGTTCACCAACCGGAAGCAGACCCGACTTGCTGGCGGGTAGCTCAAGCAAGAACCATTCATCGCGCAGACGCTCGGCAGTCTTGCGAATGTCCCAGAACTGGTTCTTACCCTTCGGAGTGCCACCAAACACAGCCCAGCCTTGACGGTCCGAAAGCGCCGGACGGATCACGTTACCCCAAACGCTAGGCTTGAAGTCGCCGAACTCGTCCATGTAGATGCCTGAGAACCCGAGTCCCCGGATCGCATCTGCGTTATCAGCGCCGAACAGCCGGATCTTTGAGCCGTTGATGAGCGTCACGGTTAGCTCTGCCTCGTTAGAGTCGGCTGAAATGGGCTGCGCGTAGTGCTTGAGATAGTCCCAAACGACCGACTTAGCCTGGCTGCGGAACGGGGCGACGAAGCCAAAGAGCGGCATCGGGTCTTTGGATGTGATGGCTGCTCGGATGATGTCGTTGATTGCCGCCACGGTCTTCCCTGCCCGCCTGTGTGCGACGAGACACGCCCACCGTTGCGTTCTGTTGTGGAATGACCGGAACGCTTTGCGGGGCGCATAGGGAATCTCTATTTCTCGGATTGCCATGTGATCTTGAGTTCTTGCGGGCCACCGTCAGCGCCCGTTACTTCAGTTCTGGCGAGCTTTGGAACGTGATACTCAAGCAAGTCCGAAAAGCACTTAAACGCTGCGGCTGGCCCTTGCTCTCGGGCGATCTCGTCGAGCCAGCCTTGCAAGCGATCTGCGTTGCCGTCAACGAACCGGGCAATTGCTTCACGGGCCGCGACAGTCGTTTTGTTTTGCAATCCTTTAGGGCGACCAGCTCCGGGCCTTTTGTCACCTTTTTTAAATTGTCCAGAGTTAGTATTCACTAACTTATCGCTTTCCCGGCATACGCTTCATGGTTTCAGCCAGCCGCTTACCCTTATCGGCTTGGTTATAGTCTTTGGCAACGCTTACTGGAACGCCGACCTTCTTTGCAAACTTTGGGTCGTGAGCGGCGGCTGCCATCATGCGAGCTTGGGCAGGTGATTTGCTTGGCATCTTAAAAGCTCTTTCTGTAGTTCACGCCCAGGCCTGTCACCCCGCCCGTAATCGGTTGGCTCTTGGGCTTGCCAACGTAGCCTTCCACATACGGCGCGAGGGACGAGGTGCTATCTAGCGGGACGTTGTAAGCCAATCGACCGCCACCGAACATTCCGCCGCTGCCCTGGCCTCCGCCCCCGCCGCCAGAGAATTGCAGGTTCCGCAGAATCTTCTGGATCTCGGTTTCTTCTGGCGTGTTACCGAAATTGGGCGAGTTGTTCCCGTAGTATTTCAGGGCTTCTGCGAGGCGTTCTGAGTCATCCATTACTTGAGGTTCTTCAGCTTGTAGCAGGTTGAGTCTAAAAGCTCGGCAATTTCATCAACGATGTTCTGAAGCTGGGTATCGTCAGGCAAAACTTTGCGGATCTTGTCTACAAAGTCTTTGATTTGTTCTATGTACGCAAGCGGGCGCTTGGCAATGTGATAGTCAGAGGGATAGTCAGCGATCACTTCGTAGCGGCCTTGGTACGCTTCAGCCCACTTATCCACAAGGTCGATGATTGCATCGTAGTAAACAGCCAAGGCAACGTGTTCGCTGTAGCTTTTCGTTTGCAGGTGCATGAAATGCGCGTTCGTTGCTGAGTGGAACAGGACAGCGACAAATGTAGCCGCGTTTTGCGTTCTGGTCATGAAAAGAATCCGAGGACTAAGGCCGCGCCCACAGGCGGCAGTCCCCGGACACAGCGCGTCTGGGGGGGGAGGTCTCCAGCGCGGTGGGCAAGCGCGAGGGGAGTCGCGCAAATAAGGGTTGCGGTCATTTTCAGAGGGTATTCCTCCAAAAAATGGATGTCAAGCAAGGAATTTCATCGTTTTCACGGTTGATTCGACTCCTGCCAAATCTCGGACAATTGAGCGACAGCCCTTCCATGTAGCGGCGAATTCGATCTGGTCTTGGGTTTCCTTGCCTTTTGGCATTTTGACTTCGACCAGCCAGGTTACACCGCTGATGGCAACGAGGAGGTCGGGAACGCCTTGACCGAGGGGGGCGAGGGAGAGGACGGAGCAGCCGAGGGATCGGAAGGCTTCGACCATTTCTGTGTGGTTGGTATCAATTCGGGCGGCTCGTCGCATATTCGTTAAACCTTATTTATCTTTTTATCCACCGGACAAGTGTCCGGGAAAAGAAAACAGGACACCTGTCCCCGGACAGTTGTCCGGGACAGACAGGGTCTTTTTTCCTAAGGGGTTGTCCTGTCTGTCCATGTCCGAAAATAGGGGTCATGTGTCCTTTTTGGAGGTTTCTGTGTCCGGCCCAGAGATGACAAAAAACACGCCATTTTCAACCCGAATTAGGTTCGCTTTTTGCGCCCAATTGAGGCTGCGCGACCATGCTTTTGCTTTAGTATCGGCGGCTTTTCCTGAGCCGAGGTCGGCAAAAAAGACCTTTTTAGCGTCCCCGACAGGGGTTCCCATTTGGGCTGCTTTGAGGAATTTCCCGTAATTTGAGTCCTGGCGGGCGGCGACTGCGGCAACGAGGGCGGAGACTTGGTTCGTATAAATGGCGGCAAGGGAGGTGATTTCGTCGCCGTCCTCGTCGTGATCCAGAACGTGCCGGACGCATTGGAAATTCAGGTTTTCGATCTTATCGCCGTCTTTTTGCTTGAGGCATTCCATTGTGGCAATTGGATCTTCCTTTTCCTTAAACACGCCAAACAGGAAGTCGAGGTCGGCAATAAAGGCGCTGGAGCCTCTGGGTCGCTCGTTGGTGCTGTGGCCTGTGTGGTGGATGAGGAGAACGGTGCAAGCAAAGCGGGCGCGGATCTGAGCGCCGAGGGAACGCAGGTAAGCGGCGGCTTCTTCGCGCTTGTTCTCGTCCCCGGCAAAGGTTTGGGAGAGGGTATCGACGACCACCATCCGGGGTTCGATGCCGAGGTCTAGGATAGCTTTCTGGACGGCGAGTACGCTTGATTCCTCGCCCAGATTGACGGCAACGGGGCAGACGTAGAAGGGGATGGAGCCAATCGCCAGCTTGCGGTCAAGATGCCAAGCGCGGATGCGGTTCCAGAGTCCTGCGCCGCCTTCGGCTGCAATGTAGACCACCGCCCCGCCGCGAGTCTTGCGGTCAAGCCACGGGAGGTTGTGGGCCATGTGGAGGCCGAAATCTAGGGCAATAAAGGATTTGTATGTGCCGGAGGCTCCAAAAAACATTCCGATGGAATTGTCCGGGATAACGTGCTTGACCAGCCATTTCAGGCCGGAGGCGCGGTCGCGGAGTTGGTCGAGGTTGAGGATGAGTCCGTCAGGATTGAGTGGCTCACTAGATGAGCCTGTGCGTTTTATGGTCAGCGGATTGACCCAACCAACGGCCTGGGCGCGGGAGAACAGGGTCTTGATGGTTATGCCCGCCTGTCGGTTGCG